GTGAAGGCGTGTGAGAGCTGCCAGATGAAGGCGATCGCCAAGTCACTTGGCGCGCCGAAGAAGGCCAAGGCCAAGAAGCTGACAGCGGCCGAGAAGAAAGCTGAGAAGGCCGCGGCGAGCAAAGCAGGCCACGGGAACGCTGGTGACCCCGCGAAGGAAGCGACCGCTCCTGTAGGCAAGGAGAAATAGCGAGACTATCGAGCCTCGCTCTGGAATAGATCGAAGGCAAGGAACCAAGGAGGAAGGATGCCGAAAGAGAGAGACGCGATGAAGAGTCCTCCCAGCGGTGGGAAGAGCAAGCAGGTATCGAGGAACCAGGCGAAGAAGAAACCGCGCGGGAAAGTAAAGAACGGATAATCCCCATGGCTGACGCTGAGAAACTGTTGAAGACCGCAGGGAAGTGGGACGAGCGGACAGATAAGATTTTCAGCGTTGGTGCCACAAGGGGGACGTGCCCTTGGCTGGAAGCCGTATCGAAGAGGAAGGAAGAGAAGCGTGACAAAGAGCGCAGAGAATACAAGAAAGAACTTGCTGAAGCAAAGCGCTGAGGTCACGCTGGGCGGAATGCCGAAGGGCGAGAAGGTAGAACCGGAACGAGGGTGGAAGTTGCTGAGAAGACGTTGTGGGCGAGCGATGAGACAGAGGATGGAGGCAGGACTTGAGCGTTAAGGGAGTAAGGGAGTATCCATCGGACAGGGGCGAACCAACGCATGTTGGCTGCCCGAGAACTGAGATCGAGAAGCAGTTCCTGAATCAGTGCCGCTGGCCTTACGACTGGCCCATCGAGAACAACATCGAGGACCATCCCGTCGTGTTGGAAGTCATCAAGCGCGCCTGGCTCCTTCGCGGAAACTACAAGAGCATCCGAGACGTTGACGAGGAGCTGATGAAGCGAGCACGGAAGATAGAGGATCTCGAACGGTTGATTGCCAAGCAGCAGCGAAACCTGGACATGAAAGACAGAGAGTTGAGTCAGTGCATAAAGGGGGCCTGGTGATAGCAGACCTGAAGAAACACGCACTCACCCTGATCGTGATCCTTCTAGTCGGAGCCTGTGCAGTAGGCGCCGTGCATCTCGAAGGCAAGAAGACGCTCGCCCACCAACAGAAGGTTAATGGCAAACCCTATGGAGTCCTGTTCCAGGTAGACCTTGACGCAATAGATGCGTACATCCTGAAGCAGGTGAAGGCCGGGGTCGAAGAGTACGCAGTGATCCGGATCGAGGCAAGGTATGAGGATGAATGGCGGGTCAAAGAATACGACACTGGCGAGTTCGTCAAGCAGCTGGGCCTTGAAGCGGAGTTCTGCTGTAGGAAGGCGAAGGAAGTGGGAACGAGCGAGACGTGGAAATTCTGCCCATACTGCAGGAAGGGCTTGTAACTATATGCCAGAAGACAAAGACGACGAACTGAGCATTGCTGACAAGATAAAGCAGGCCCTTCTGGACCTGGACCCGAACAAGGCTCGGAAGGGCGCAGAGATAGAGGATGTCGAGGACCGCGACTCCCAGGAGAAGGATCTTGAACTCGATGAGGACGAGCAGGACACCATCGTAAGAAGCATCAACGAGATGATAAAGCAGGAGGTCCGCGAGACAAAGGACAAGAGGGCGGGATGGGAGCTGGCGGACAAGGCCTACAAGGCCAAGATGAAACCCCGAACGTTCCCGTTCGTAGGCGCATCAAGCATTCCTATAGGCTACGTCAAGTCTACGACCCGAACGATCGCGCGCGAGGTAACTGGAGCCATCAACCAGTACGGAACGCCCTGGCCGCTGGAACCGTTCGAGAAAGATGATATCAAGCGTACCGAGAAGACAGAGCTGTTCATTAACTCGGACGCCAAGAAAAACCAGAAGATAGAGCTGCAACAGTATCTTGTTTCGATGGATACATCACGATACGGCAGCGGCGTCATGAAGATGGTGATGGTCAACGAGGTCGAGAAGGTTACCGAGGTCGTGGTTTACAACGGCCAGAAGGAAGCCCATATCATCCAGTTCATGGAGCATTACCCCAACGCAGAGACCAAGTATCCGGACTACTTCAAGCGGATAATGGATGGCGAAACGTTGGTTCTGGATGTGAGTTGGGAGAAGACGATCCGGCGGGGACCGATGGGAACGCGCGTAGCACGACCGAAGGTGCATACACCGCCGGGGTATACGGACGAGAACAAGCTGCCGTGGTTCTTCGAAGAGATGGAGATGAGCTGGGCTGATCTCGAGAAGGGCAGGGACGAGGGGAAGTACGAGGACAGAGCCCTAGAGATAATCAAGGGCAAGTATTCGAACGAGAAAGACCCCTACGAATACACCAAGAAAACCTACACGGTATACGAAGGGATGTGGAAATATCCCATCCGAGCAGGGGTTCGAGAGAAGTGCATGTTCACAGTTGTGGGCAAGGAAGAGGCATTCCTGCGCGGGATCCAGTATCCCTTCAAGCACGGGAGATCGTACCTCATCTGGCATCGGTTCCTGCCCCAGGGCGATGACATCGACGGTGAATCCTTGGCGCTCGATGCCGAGCCTACCCAGCGGCTTCTATTCCAGATATTCAACAACACCATCGACTCCGACATGTACAACACGCCTACGTTCAAGATCAAGACCGGGAAGGGTTACAACCTTGCGATCGAGAAGTATTACCCGGGCAAGAAGTGGGCCGTGCAGGACATGAACGACATAGACATCATGAAGGCCAATGCCTCCTCGGCGAACTCCCTGAACCTGATGGGTGTGGCGCAGAGATTCGGCGGGGACCTTCTGAGCGTCTCCGAGGGGTACTCGGGCAGAGAGTCCCAGAGAGACCCTGACGCGCCGGCAAAGAAGACCCAGATGCTGCTTCAGATGGCAGGCCGTGGGATAGGCTTCTATCTCAAGAACTATCTCTTAGGTCACAACGAGGTAGGCATCCAGCAGGCAGAGCTCTGGTCTCAGTACGGCACCGCAGGGGCTGAGTTCAGAATGCTGAACGAGAAGGGCGTGGCCTCGATGGTTGCTGCTCCTGACGATCTCCGCATCCGGTTGGATATGAACGCACATGCAGGGGAAGGAGCCTTCTCGAGAGAAGCGAAGAAGGTCGGGTTGGATACGCTTCTGCAGAGGATGGAGGACTCGGCATTCATGCAGCAGGTGATGGAGATGAACCCGGAGGGCCAGAGAGAGCTGTGGATAAGGTTGATAGGGACATGGGACCCAACGCTGTCCAAGATCGCACATCTCATAATGCCGCCCCTTGATGTCTTGAAGGAGCGGCAGGTCGAGATCAAGAAGGAAGCCATCAGGCGGATCCTGCAGGAAGAGGCGCAGGCGCAAATGCAGGGTGGAGCGCAAGAGGCAGTGGTCGAGCAGCCAGGCGGTGAGGTGCCGGCTGGGGTTCCGCCCATGGGAGGAGAGATGCCAGGAGGAGGAGCGCCCGTATGACGGAAGATTACGACGCCGATGAGCAGCAGATAACGAAGGAAGGGAGAAAGCTGATCGAGGAGAACGCAGAGCTCTCGAGAATGTTCCTCAAGAACAAGGAGCTCTGCAAGATATTCATCGACAAGTTCAAGCACGAAGAGGCAAAGGCTGAAGAGTCTTTATACAGACACGCGAGTAACCTTATAGGAGAGAGAGGAGGCAACCCGGAGCAGAGCAATATCCGAACGGCCATACTGGCGTTCAAGAAGATGTTCTTCGCTTCCCTCGGTGATGTGCCGGCTGACTGGATACAGACCGAGGCGAACATGAAAGCTGATGATAAAGCCGAAGCGGAGACGAAAAGGAAGAAGGCGAAGGATGAGTACGAGAAGTAAAAAACAGGCTAAGACAGCCTCACGGGTACCCGGCCCAGTAAAACCGGAGTAAGAGGAGACTTAGATATGGACCCCGTAGAAAATAAAGAGGGAGTAGGGACGGTAGCCCCAGCCGTCGAAGAAGAAGAAGCGGGTACCGAAGTAGCAGCCGTTGAGGACCTCACGGGCGAGAGTGATACCCCAGTACCCGCGGCTGCCGGCGAGGGAGAGGAGATTCTTGAGGTCGATGACCAGGGAGTCCCTTTCAAGAACCGCTTCGAGCAATCTCAGAGGATTCTCGAGAAGACCCAGCAGGACAACGAATCGCTTTTCGAGGCCGTGAAGGAGTTGACCGGCAAGTTACCGGATGCCCAGACACCCGAGGCGGTTGACACCGAGCTTGATGCCATTGCGGCAAAGTACGATGTTGACCCGGAAGTTCTTCGGGAACTGGACAAAAGGAACGAGAGAAGGCTCGATGAGAAGCTTGCAACGTTCGGGAGCGAAGACATCGGCCCGAGAGAGGCAGTGCTCGTTGACAGGCAGAATGAGGAGAGTATGCAACGGATCATCGGAGGCGACGAGTACGCCGGCTTCGATGCCCCCCTGAAAGCAACGCTCCTGTCAGACGCCAGAGAGATCCTTCGGAATACCGATCCCGGAACGAAGGCGCTGGCTGATACGCCTGCCCGAGCGTTGCGGAACGCTATGGCAGAGCACATGCCTGAGATCCGAGCGGCAGAACGAAAAGCGGCACGAAGGGAAGCTGGGAAGAATCGAGAGATACTTGGCGATGCCGCCTCTGGTACAAGTATCACGCTTCCAGGAGGAGATACCATGAACGTAGGCGAGGACGAGAAACGGGCGATAACGTGGCTCAATAAGAAGCTGCCGAAGAACAGGCAGATCGACATGACAAAATTGGCGAAGGCCAAAAAGGACTACAAAGCGCGTAGCGAGCTGCCGTTACCCTCGAGAAGGCCGAGGTCGTAAGTGCCTAGAACCCCCGCTGAGGACGTAGAAGATACGGTGAGGTGCCGGAACTGTAATTTCCGGCGTCACTATCAGTGGGATGAGGAACGCCCCGAAGTTTGTCCGAACTGTGGTTATCTCAACGCGTTCGACGGAAGCAAGGTAACTGACGTACCAGAGGAGGTAAGACTGAAGATACATAGATAGGAGAAGAAACTTATGGCCAATAACAATGTCGAGACCTGTCCAGAACAGTTTCGATATCCTGGTTTCCATCCGCTACGAACCCCGCCAGGCGCACAGACCTGGCAGATGGGTATAGCCGACACCGTCATATTCCTGAAGCATTACGCTGCTTATGACGGCACGGGGGCTGCCCTCGCCGATGCTGACAACGTCACTTCCGCAAACTTCTTGGGAGTTGCGGTTGCTCCGAAAGGGGTCGTAACGGGTTCAGCGAATGCCGACCTGAAGGTAAAGCTCTGGACACCTCAGGCTTGCGAAAGCATGATATTCTGGTGTGCCTGTAGCGCAACGATGGGCGATTCGGACGTTGGAACCATAGCACAGTTCAGCAACGCCGGATACGACATCCATCCGAGCAACAAGGCAACCCATTACGGGTTCCAGGTTCTGGCGATAGATACGACAGCGCACAACAGCATCTATTACGCCAAGGGTACGTTTAAGGTCGTGGGCGCCTAAAGGAGGTATGTAATGGCAGGTACCAAGGATCTATGGACCGACCTATACACGCCTCTCTTTGACGTCATGCTCTTGGCCGTGTTCGAAGAGTATGAGTTGGTCTGTGAGACGCTGTTCACGGTCGAAGAGGACGATAGCGAGAAGGTCGAGAAGAGCCAGATGAGTGGCTTCGGCATCTGGAATGCGATCGCCGAGGGTGAAGGTATCACCCAGGAAGAGCACGTTCAGATGTACAACGAATCCTACACCCACGGGGAGTTCGGTGACGGTTTCAACGTCACCTTCAACGCTCTGAAGGACGACGAGTACGCCGTTCTGAAGAGAATGGACAACCCGAAGGTGCTAGGCGTCGGCTCAAGGGCGAGGCTGGAAACGGATTCAGCGAGCATCCTTGAGAACGCCTTCGATACCGGCGGCTCGTACAACTGGGGTGACGGCGTGAGTTTGTGCAACGACTCGCACCCGAAGAACCCCGACGAGACCGGAACGGTCTACGACAACAAGCTCAGTGGCTCCGCAAGTGTCCTGGGTGAGACGGCACTGACCGCGATGGAAGTGCTGTTCTCGGCCAACTGCAAGACCCCGAAGGGGATCAAGGTTGAGATGCCTCGCATGGGGTATCTGGTCGTACCTTTCGCCTTGTACGATGAGGCGTTGAGGTTGGTTGCTCCGAGGGCGATCGAACGCCCGAACACCGCAGCGCGGGATATCAATATCTACGCGAAGGGCAAAGAGAGCTGGGTCAACTACACGGTCATACCGTGGCAGTATCTGGACACAGCAACGCAGTGGTTCGTAATCTACCCGAGCCTCGAACCTCTGTGCCTGATCTATCGGGAAAAGCCGTACTACGACAGCTGGGTCGACCGCGACAACAGACGGTACAACTTTGAAGGCGCGATGCGCTTCTCAGTTGGTGTCAACCCCGGCGGGTGGCGCGGTGTATGGGGAAGTGCTGGAGCCTAAGGCAGAGAATGATAACCAGGAGGTGCAGAATGTATAGAGCTACGAAAGCACTGCTTCTGGGGCTCTGCCTCTTGCTGGCATTTGCCCCAAGGGCAGAAGCTGCGAACGCCGACGGCGTTTACAGTATGGGTAGCGAAAGAGGTATCTCGCTTGGCCAGCCTGGCCTACAGTTGACCACAACCGCTGACGTTCCCACGGATGCGGATCTGGCGCCAGGTCGTCTTTACTACCTGACCGGAACTGGTCTGGTGGTTTACAACGCCAGCGGTGGATGGGACGCGGCGGATTCGTCAAGCGTAACGGCTGACAATCTCTACAATAACGATGTATGGCATGTAGTGGCCGACACTTATGCGCGGGATATTGAATATGAGATCAAGGAGCTTACGAACGCCTTTGAGATATATTCCAATATCACGGGCACCCATGCCACGCTGTTATCGCTTGATGCGTTTCATGCCACTTCGACCGTTACTGACGGCTTGAAACTCATCACAACGGGCTCTTCCGCTGTGATGACCGATGGTGTTGACGCTTCGGATGCGGGAATTGTCAATGCGATAAGCACTGGCGATAATGTCATATTGGGTGGAACTACGCAGATAGATTTCACCGACTTTGACGTTACTGCAGACGGGTGCGTGACGATAGCGAACGATGCGGATACCACAATGTTGACATTGAATCCTGGTATCGCTACCACGTTGGCTATTGATGCTACGGCTACGAACATTGTCACAGCGTTGTCAGTTGGTGCAAACGATATTCTCGGCACAACCGGGCTTATCAACTTCACCAACTTTGATGTAGCTGCTGATGGTGACGTGGTTTGTGTTGACCTTACCCCCTCGGGCAATGTTGACATAACAGGCACCCTTGATACTGCCGGTGCTGTGACCTGTGACACGACTCTTTTGGTTACAGGGGCCAGTACCCTTGTGGGTGACGTAGGTGTTACGGGTAGCGTGACGATAGACACCAACCTTACCGTTACGGGTACGGCCAACGTGAACGTTGGCACCTGGAACGTTGATAAGGTGCAGCCGAGCGTTGCGACCACAACGATACTTATCGACGGCAAGACCTCGGGAGGTATAACCCTTGGAAGTGACTCGACCGGAGCGATAACGCTTACGGATGATGTCACGGTGTCCGATGGTTACGACCTGACAGTCGGTGAAGGCCTTGTGGTTATCGACAACGATCAGACGGGCGAGACCGCACTTCGTATCGACTGTCAGATGTCAACGATAGCCGAAGCAGGCCGGGCATTGGATATCTACGCTACAGCGGCAACCACGGGTATCGTGGCTTCGATAACTGCCGATGCGTTGATATCTGGCGGTTCGGTGCTGTTGCTCGATAGCGATACCATACCGTCTGGGGCGAACTTCTTAAAGTGTAGCTCCAGCGGTTCTGCGGCGGTGTTCTCGGTCGGAACTTACGGTGCAACGGTGATCGCTGGTAATGCGTCAACAGATGTGTTGACCATTACGGCGGGCGATGTCCAGATGACCACAGGGGATCTCGCCCTTACCGATGGCGTGATGGATGTGGATATTGACGCGAACGAGGGGAACAACATTACACGAACTTACGTTGCGGGTGATGATTCAACTCCTGTTCTGCTTGTCAATTCCGCAAGTACCAATTCTATCACAGCGGCAATGGCGATATATCAGGCTGGAACCGGGAATGCTGGTGGTTTGTATGTCTCTTCGGCGGGCGATGGCCCGACTGTTGAGGTTATTGCATCCGCTGCCAGAACCGGTCCGGTGATGGACGTCCTGATGACGAATCAGACCGCTGAAAAGGTGCTGTATGTTCACGGCGCCTCGATCGGGGCTGCAGGTGAAGGTATAATTGATATCGGCACGACAGGAGACATGGCGCAAAACGCTACGTTCCTGTATTGCACGACCCATGGCTCTTCGACCCTTGCGGGTGCGACGAGCGGGTTCATGGCCGATCTCAATGATTACTCGAATCCCGTAGGAACCTCCTATGTTGCGGAGATAAGCTCTGTGAATAACGAGGCTCTCTACGTTTCGTCTGGCAAGGTGCTTGTGACCGAGACTGTTGAGATAGACACCACGCTTGATGTCGATGGTAACATTGACGTTGACGGAGCGGCAAACGATCTTGTGAACGTTTCCTCTTCGCTGACCACGATCGGTAGCATGGTGCAGCTCTACAGTACCGGCGCAGCCATCTTGCAGAAGCAGACCATGTTGACGTTGAACGCCAATGATAGCGGTGAAGCACTTCTTGATTACATCAAGATTTACGACAACGCTTATGGGGACCTGCTCTGGTCGGTAGACCAGGACGGCGATACCCTCATTGACGGCGATCTTCAGGTAGAGGGCGTAACCACGCTCAACGGTACTATCGTTGGCGATGGTGCGACAACGGTGCAAGGCACAACCCGTTTCATCGAGGTTTCTGCGGCTGGAACTCATGCTGTTACCGCGACAGAAAGCGGTACGGTCTTTTACAACGACCAGGCGTGTGAGTTTGATCTACCGGCAGACCCGACAGGGTTGACCTTCACGTTTATCGTGGCTAATGCCTCGAACCTGCACATCGATCCGAATGTGAATGATGTCTTCCTATACATCGGCTGCGCTGCCGGGGACAGACTGTTATCGGCTACGGCTGGTGATACTATCAGGATCTTCGGGTTGAACACGACGACGTGGTATGTGGAGGCAGTTGGTGCAGGCGATGGCGACTGGACCGATACGGTCTGGACGGACGGGAACTAGGAGAATTTTGGCAGGAGTGGGGAGGGGCTTCGGCTTCTCCCCCTGCTGCCCTTAACATAGAAGGGAGGCATTTAAGATGCCTAGATGGACAAAGTGGACAGCGCTGCTGATGGTGCTGGTGCTTGGCATCGCGTATGTCTGCGTGGCCTCGCATCCGGTCATCCAACGCAGGGGGCGGTCCGGTGACGGCTGGGTCATAAACGCTACCGACGCCGATGTCGATAACGTTGCCGAGCTCGTAACGGGACTGAGCACGACCTACAGACAGCTCACCATCCCAGACACGATAGAGATTTTGAGTAGCTCCACAGCCGACACAACCCAGACCGTAACAGTGAGCGGTGTTGATGACGATGACGGAGCGTTCGTTACCGTAGACTTCACGGTTGATGGAACGACAGCGGTAGATTCCACGATCGTATTCAGGTATGTGAATCAGGTGTGGGTAGACATAGAATGTGCTGGTACGATAACGGTAAGACAGGCAGACGACAACGGCTTCCTCAACAGCATAACCATAGGCTCTCTGAGGGCCGATGTAGCGCAGCACTTCAACGGGGACAAGTATTCTTACATAGAGCGCTGGTGGGCATCAAAGAACACCTTGAACTCCGTGTCCTTGGAGTTGAGATGGTATCCGGACGATGCGGATTCTCTGGATGCAGCAGATGGGTTCTTGTTGCTTGATCGGATCTACCTTGCTGGAACGCTCTACCAGGCGGATCCCCACGACTTTACCGGATACCCCGGTGGTGGGATCAGGTGCATAGCCGGCGGATGGATGTCAGTTTACGCAACGGGATCGACAGCGAATCAGGAAGTATCAGTAACGATATTCGGCTTTGACCATCACCGCTAACTCGGAGGGTAACGATGCAAAGATTACCTTCCGAGATGATTGCGGAGATCGCCGCGCGGACGCATTTTAATAATGCCCCGCGGACATTGCTCTTCCTGAACGAGATACAGGAAGAGATCGGCCTTCTCCCTCAGTGGTGGCGCTTCTGCATGATGGTGGGCGCCAACGCCCACACCATCACCACGGCCAACGGGACGAGCGCAGGTCTTGCAGCAGATCGTGATTTCAACCTGGCATTGGATTTCCAGTGGCCGATATCCTTCCGGGATGTTACGAACAACCAACTGCTCAAGGACAAGGACTTGATGTGGTTCGGCAATTACGATCCCAACATGGCGGGCCGTGGAACCCCAACGTTCTATATCCTCACGGGTCCGAACGGCACGGATGATGCCGGGAAGGTTGTAGAGCAGGTTCGATTCGATGTCGAGCCGGCCGGAATATATTCGATCATAAACGAATACTATGCCCGGCTTCCGGTTCTTGTGAACGATGCGACAGAAGTCCCATCCCGGATCCCCTACAGCAAGATCCTTACAGTGGGTGCGGAAAGACGTGCGAGGATAGAGCAGGAAGAGCCCGAAGACAGCCCCGTGATTATGAGGCTTGACCGTGAGTATGAAGCCCTGCTGGGGATGCTCATCGAGCATTACGCAGTGAACCCCAACAAGGACGAAGGGGTGCAGGTTCACGGCAGATTAACGGACCCAGATATATACGCATGAGGAGGTGATCTTCAATGAGACGGTTTAGAGCGTTCCTGGCACTTCTCCTGATACTTGTCTGCGTTCCGTGCCTTGCCCAGCCGAAAGAGCTGACGGTCCACCGGATCTATAACGACTTCAACGATGGCGTTGTGAACACCGGCACCGCTGAGAAGGTGACCCAGAACGGGCTGTGGGATGCTGAGAACATTAGCCTCGACTCTCGAGGAGCAGTGAAGGAACGCTTGGGAACCGCTCAGTTCGCCGACACCATATCAGGCTCTACACGCATCCTCGGGCTTCACGCATACTACAAGTATTCGACCGAGACGTGGTATCCGATAATGGTCTTCAACGATGATATCTATGTTGAGTCATCGAGCACCTGGACCGCCCAAAGCCAGTCCCTTACAGCCAACCTGGAAGCTGGTTTTGTCGATGCGTTCGATAAGGTCTACATCAACAACGGTACCGACAGCACAAGGATATTCAACGGTAGTTCCGTAACGACAGACGCGAGCTTCAAGAAGGGGACGACAATGGTCTTCTTCGAGAATCGCATCATCGTTGCTGTAGGGAACGTGCTGTGGTATACGGACCTCTCCACCACTACGTTTCAGTCGACATCCTATGTCAATCTCGAAGCGAAGATTACCGGTCTTCTGGCCGGGGACTATTACCTCTATATCTTCACCGACTCGGATATGTACCGGATCGCAAGGTTTGAGAACTACGATGGGGTTGTGTACGGACCCAACGCCTTAGAGAAGATGGCATGTCATATAGGTACCGTATGTCATCGCAGCCTCAAGAAGATAAAGGACAACATCTACACCCTGGCCAAGAAGGGTGTGTATCGTATCGAAGGCGGGGGAACGAAAGCAACGAGGATCACCGAGGACTGCGAGACGTCGTTCGACTTGGTGGATCAGTCCTACCTCACGGGAGCCTCGGCAGCGGTATACGATGAGAGGTACTTCCTGGCCGTGCGGGTATCGGGGCAATCGTACAACACGAAGATATATGTATGGGATACCCAGCTCCTGCATCAGGCCCCGAGCGGTGCGGTGGTGCCGGCGTTCTATCCCTATACATACGTTGGAGCTACGCTGTACCCGGAAGTGCTTGCGATAATACCATCCTCAACGGGCGAGGAACGCCTGATGTTCGGGGACTCGATCACCGGCCGAACGTTCCAGATGGAGACCGGCACGAACGATAATTCGAGCGCTATCATATCCTATGCGATAAAGCCAGTTCTAAACGATATAAGACCCGATCTCGTCAAGCGCCTTATGAAGGTGCAGTTCACCGCCGAGACCCTGGGTGCATACGATCTTCTCGTAGCGTTCAAGAACGATGACTTCGGCGGGTATGCCAATGAGCGGATGGATCTCACGGGTTCAGCAGAAACATGGGGAAGTGGTGTCTGGGGAACGTTCATCTGGGGTGACCAGGAAGGCAAGAAAATCTTCAAAGAACCGCATATCCGCGGATACCACTTCTTCATACGGATGAAGAACGACCAGGCTGATGAACCATGGAAGATATCAAGGTTAGGTTGCATGTACCGGATCCGTGGCAGATATCAAGTGATCGAATAGGAGTGTAATAAGGATGAAGAAGCTGCTTCTTGTTTTAATTCTCGCACTGTTTTTGTCATGTGTTGAGCAGGAGCACGAACCCAATCTGATATCTCCGGTCTATGCGGGGTACCCGGAAGGGATAGACGTCACGGTACTGGGCAATGAAGGCTTTGTCGTGGGATACAGCGATGTGTTCCGGAACCCTATGTGGGTCGGATATCGCCTCTTCGACCGCAAGGGCGCTGAGACCCATAAGCGGCCGGGCAGGTTCAAGGTCGACGCAAGAACGAAGTCCTGCGTCTCTCACGACGACTACACGAACAGCGGATACGATCGAGGGCACATGGCCCCCAACTACGGGATAAATGTCTGCTACGGGCGAGAGGGCCAGCTTGATACGTTCTACATGAGCAACATCGCTCCCCAGAAGCCCCATCTCAACCGGCAGATATGGCGGCTTCTCGAGGAGAAGGTAGCGAAGGTATACACAGAATCGTTCCAGGAGATATGGGTCATTACGGGCCCCATCTTCGATCAGCACACCGAGATGCTGGACTCAGGGGTCGATGTCCCCGATGCGTTCTACAAGATCATCATAGACGAGCAGGCGAAGAAGCCCCGCGCGATGGCATTTATCATCAAGCAGGACGCGAAGAGAACGTCTCACAAGCTGTACCTTGTGAGCATAGACGAAGTGGAGAAACAGACAGGGCTCGACTTCTTCCATCATCTGGATGACAAGATCGAAGATGCCCTGGAATCGAAGGTGGCAAAAGAGATGTGGAAAGGAATCGAGTGAAGAAGCTCTTCATAGTTCTGTTCCTATTGTTTGCGGCATCTGCTGTAGCGCAGACCCCTGATCGGGATATTCTGATAGATGACAACAACGTCCGGATCAACGCAGGCATAAAGGTAAGCAAGCTGGATCTCCGAGAGATCGAGCTCCGGAACATGGTGACCGATTCGAGCTTCGAGGTCTGGACCAACGGAGCGGCCGCTCAACCGGACGGATGGGGTAACGAGGTAACGCCGACGATCGCCCGGGACACCGCAGACCAAGGATATGGATCCTACAACCTGAAGGTTACCGCAGCCGGCGCGGGTAACGAAGGCAGCAACCAGACGATAACGAACCTGAAGCCCTCGATGCACTACCGGGTGATATGTCGTGCGAAAGCAACCTCAGGGGACACGGCCAGGATCGTCACGACCGGCGCAACAGTGAACATTGATGTCGAGACCGGCTCGACGGGATGGACCGATCTCGTATCTCATTTCGTCACTGATGGGTCCGGTACGGATGTCGTTATAAAGCTCGTAGCGAAAGCCAACGGGGACATTGTTTGGTTCGATGATATCCAGGCAACTGAGAGCCCCACGAAACTGGGGTATCTCAGATACCAGGACGTTACGACCCGAAGCATCACTGCGCTGGACTTCTACAAGACCTTCAGCGGAGATACGGGTTCATCTGTAGCATCCGGGAACGACGACACCATAACCGTTACAGGCGGAGAGGGAATAGACACTGCAGGTTCTGCGGACGTTATGACCATCTCTGGTGAGGACGCAACGACAACGAACAAGGGTATCGCATCGTTCAACACCAACGACTTCACGGTAGTCACTGGTGCTGTCTCGATCGGCGCCACGATGGGCAGTACCGATACCGATGCAACCGCAGGGTCCGTATTCTTTGCCGGCACTGCAGGCGTGATCCAGCAGGACAACACGAACCTCTTCTTCGATAACGCAGCGGACACCCTGAAGACCCCGACCCTTCTCGTTGATACTCTCACGGAGTTCACGACAGACAACGGGATAGATATAGAAAGCGTCCACATAGAAGACGGAACGATCGACGTGAACGGTACGGCAGACGCATTGATCTTGGACGGAGATGGTGACACCACCATAAGCTCTCCAACCGAGGACCAGATAGACATAGAGATAAACAGCGCCGACGACTTCACGTTCACCGCCAACGCCTTCAACGTTCTCAGCGGCAGCGATATCATCATGGCCGATGACGCAGTGATAGGCCTGAGCACGTCCACGGCGAGGGCGCAGTTTAAGGACGAAACGATTGATGAGATAGATTTCTACGACGGTATCGTAGGGATCTTCCCCGACTCCTCGTTTGGGTACACGACTCCCATCGTAGCATTGGACGTGGCGTGGAACTCAGGCGGGGGCGTAGGGCGTGTATACAATACAGGCACTACGAGTGGAGCACTGACGTCTGATGGCGGGGATGGGTTCGGGGTTCTTAGCGTATCTTCGGTGAGCGCCGGCACGACAGACACGGGTACGCATTATATATTCACCGTTGGGCGTGACAACTCAATTGGGGGTTCACCTTATGAGCCATCAGCATTCAACATAGACGAATACCTCCTGCGAACCGTTGCCACTGGGAGTACGGGTTACGTTAGGGCTGACGCAAAACTGGGGGTAGCATGTGATCCCAGCACCGTCCTCGATGTCCTTGGCGACATGCGGGTGTACAGGAATACCGCAGCAGCAGGTGAACTAACTGTACAGGGTGGGGATGACTCAGGAGCTATACTGTACCTCACAGCAGACAACGGTGACGATAATGCTGACCTGTGGAGGATGCGCTCTGCTGCTGCTGATAACAACTGGAGTGTTGACTCGTACGCTAGTGGTGCGTGGGTACGCAAAGCATACCTTACTACTGCTGGGGCTTTCACAGTAACAGGCGCTCTCGCAGATGGAGCTGCATCTACATTTACTACAGGGGCTACGATAGGTAACCTTACTCTTGGGGATGGTAGTATTGTAGACAGTGGAGGTGCTATCAGCTTTGGTGATGAGAACCTTTCTACCACAGGTACTCTT